TACCGGCCTGCCGATGACGAAGTGCGCCACTCGAGACCAAGTGGTAATAGACGCTGGATCAGTACCAGCGAACGCAACTACTTCCCCCTCGGTCGAAACGAAGGCGATGTAATCCACGAGGTCGTTGAGCGAATCGGTAAGTGTGACAATCGAATGTAACCGCCCGCCGCGCTTGAACAGCGAAGCAAGGTTGAGCTCGGTCAGCGCTCCAGTGATCGACCTGACCGGCAAGTACCAGACGCTGAAGCTGTTCTTCTCGCCGAACCACAATCGATCTTCGTACACCGCGACGGTGAACAGGTCCGCAGTAGTCACTCCGGTCATGGTCGAAACGATCCACGTGGAACCGTCGTACTGCAACGCTGGATCAGCGCCGTTGACTAGAACGACAAACTGCCCGCCGACCGTGCCGAAGTTCTGGTAGTCGTACCGAGTCGAGGTCACGGCTTGAACCGTTGCACCGGCTCCACCGACCACAGGCACAGACAAAGCCCCACCAGCCGTGCCGTTGAAGATCGAGCGAGTCGAACCGTTCACCACCGCGGTGAAAACGCTTGTCGCCACCGAGCCGGAATAGACGATGATCGCCTCGCACTGCCCGGTGAACGTAGCGTATGGATCGTAGCCTAGACGAACGTCAACACTCGTCGGAGTCGGGAAAAAATTGTCTAGAACAATCGCGTCGGTCTCGTCCATGTTCGCCACGGAATCCCGAGCGTTGAGACCTCCGACCGGAGCAGGCAACGAAACCTGCTTCGAGACCGGAGCGCCACGACGGACTGAGTAGGCTGGCTGCCTCATAAATTCCATGATCCAACGGGCAAAACTACGAATGGCCTATACTCGCCCGTCGAGCCCATCATCGAAAGCGTGGGCTTGGTTCCGTCCCTAGCCATAGCGTCGGCAACCATGCGCTCGTAGGTCACGAAGTCTTCGGTGTAGTCGAGCTTCTTGGCTGCCCGCCACCTCCACAGCAACCCCTGCTGCATGATGTCTTCGTCGAGCAGCATCTCGTCTGAATCGACCGTAATGGCTTGCTTGTACGTCGTACCTAACGTGTCGGTGGCCCACATGCGGTCAACGTACTCAAAGGCGCACGTCTCCCCAGCTGCTGGAACCGGCGAGAAGAGCAGCGTATTGCCGCGGATTCGGTATTCGCTGATCGGTCCTGTGACCGAGAAAGCCTTGTACGCCTGCCAATGCTTCGGTGACTTAGGTCCTAGCACCGGCCAAATGCGGTCGCGGTTCCAAATCGTGTCGTTGACGATATACCGGAACGTGTGACCTACATCCCCTGCGGTGATGATCGAGGCAATCGTGCCTTGAGACTCAGTAGCCAAGGTGAGGAAGGTGACCTCACGAATCAACACCTGCCACGCGTACCTAGCAGAAAGCTCCTTCCCCTCTTTGTTCAGCAGCCGCACGAGCTGCATTATTTGAGGATCGGTGGACGACAGCGCGCTGGACGGATTCGGCAACCCAATCTCAACGCACGTCGTCTGGATGATGGAAAGAGCGGTCATGGCTAACTCTCCACGACTTTCCTCGGTCGGCCTGGCCCACGCTTTTCCTCGACGCCATCCAACCTAGCGGTGAGGTTCGCAAGCCGCTCCTCGAGCTGCTGAATACGCAGATCCTTGTCAGCCGCTTCAGCTCGTAAGGCCGCTAACTGCTCTGCGTTGCCGTGCGATAGCCGCGAGTCGAGAAACGCTTGAGCCCGGTCCTTGTCAGCGCGCGACCCCATACCCGCCCGTTGCATAGCTTCCTCGTTCATCGCCGCTACGTCTTCCACGGTGAACACGCCCATCTGTGCGTAGTTCTCCGCGCGCGCTTTGCTGATCGACGCCCAGTCCTTCAAAGGATATCCCACCGGAGGAGCTTCGCGACCTTCCTTCCACTGGTCATATCGTTTACGGAAACCAATAGCCCAGTCGTTCGGCAGGCCACCATTCGCAGCTAGGCGGTCGTTGTCGTCGAGCCATTCGCTTGCGATTTTCTCAACGGTATCTTTCGAGCCAATCTGCCGGATGATGGCGTAGTCCACGGCCTTCATGACCAGATGGCCGGCTTTGATCGTCTCGTTACGGTCCTCCTCTGAACGTTCCTCGAAAATGACGAACGGGGGTCGGGCTTGCATAACAGCGATGTTCATATGTTTTCCTACAGTTTGACGAACACAGTAATGTCTAGAGCAGTTCCAGCGATGACGACTCGCAGGCCGGTACTCAAAGACACCGGGAATTCCATCCACCCAATCGCAGGGGTAATCGTCCCGGTGATCGCGTTGTTAGTCCCGGTAGAGGGCGAATCGTGAATGACCAAGGTTCCCGCGTTGGTGGAGTTGACGTAAAAGCCGATCATCTGACACGGCCGCGCGACGAGTGCCGCTGAAGCAGAAGCGTTGATCGCCGTCCCGAAGTTCGTTTCTAGCATCGCATCACCCGATCGGGATCACGAACAGCGTCACGTTCAACGTGTTCGCAATGACGAATCGCAAGCCTGCTCCGAGTGAGGCGGGGAAGCGGTGATACCCAATCGCCGGAGTGATCGTGCCGCTAATGGCGTTGTTCGTGCTCGCCGAAGCCGAGTCGTGGAACACGATCGTCCCCGAGGTCGTCGAGTTGACGTAGAACCCGAGCAGCAAGCACGGCCTGGCGATCGGAACCGCCGACGCAATCGCGTTGATCGGCATCCCGTGTACGTTCTCTAGCATCGCTCATCTCCTGCCGACGAAAACCGCTTGTCGTTCGCCTGGGTAGTAGTCCACGTCAGACCAGATGGTTTTGATGACCTGCAACCACTCATCCCCGTCCATCACGGTCATGTGAAGCTGTTGACCTATCAGGATGCCGTAACTGTCGTGAACGGTGTCGATGTTCAGGTAACACCCCACAGAGCAGGCATCGTGAATGGCTCTGAGTGTGTCGAGTACCTTTGACTGCGGAATGTGCTCCAGCACGTCCACAGAAAACCCGTAGTCGGCTTTCGGCAGAGGGTCCCACAGCGGCTGCTGCACGAATGGAATGACTTCGGTAAGACTGTTGCCGGCAATGTCGATGCCTGTGGCCTTGAAGCCCAGCTCGTTGAACCGCGCGACTGATCGACCCGTGCCGCAACCAAGATCGAGCACCGAGCTGCCACGCGGCATGTCGAGCAGTTCAATCGCTGAGTTGACGTACCACAGAGCAGGGGAACACTCCGAATACTTCTCGATCGCCCACATCGCCTCGTACTTCTCGCGCTCCGCGTCCTCTAGCGGCTGGTCGGAGTTAGCCTTAGCTAGCATGGCCGACAGTAAGCCGTCTGAGTACAGCTGCAAATCGAGCTCGCACTGGCGCATCACGGGCAGCAGAGCCCGTACCAATAGTTCCGCGGTACGAGCCATGGCAAACGTCGTCTTGAACGTCCGACCGTCCAAGGTAATCTCGATCGGCTGGTCCCCCGCGTTCATCGGCTGCGGGAACGCGTAGGGTGTATCCCCTTGGCTGAAGTCATAGCCGAACAGCAATTGCTGCTTGTACCCTAGCGCAGCACCGACATAGACGGCGTGAACGCTCGCCATCCCAATCGGTGCGGTCAGGAAGCTGAAGTTGCCGGTAATCGCGTCACGAGCGGTTTGAGTGCCCAGGTGGAACATCGTCACCCGGCGGTTTTCGAGCTCGTCAAACACCCGAGGGTGTACCTGGCTGGCTAGCAAGTGCTGGGTGCGGAACGACGCACCGTCAACGTGCACCACGTTCTCAGCACGCGAATCGATCAGGACGAAGTAATCCGCCTCAATCCCGTGCGACCGAAGGTACTTGTACGCCCCATTGATCGCGAGAACGTCGCAGTCCGGCCGATAGACTTTCAGGATCTCCAGATACCCGGCAAGCGACGGCCCACCACCGACCACTAGCAACGGACGCGTACGCCACGCGTGCTGCGTAAGCTCGGGCAACCCACGCCCAATGTTCTGCGTGATGTTCGCGATGATCGACTCCCGGTCGTTGTTGACCGGAAGCTCCAAAAAAGCCGGTGAGGTTTCCCCCACCGGCAATGACCCCGACTGCAGGACCATTAATCGGCAACCGCCGTCGTAGCCAATGGCCACGTCGCGAGTGCCGTGCGGATCGTGTTGCCCGCCGATGCCGAGGCGGAAGCCGCCGCGGTGATCACGAGCCCCAAAACGACCATGTTACCGGCCGAAGCAGTGACGCTGCTCGCTAGCCGCCCCGAAGCGCCCACACCCCCGATGCCGAGCAACACATCCGCCGCTGTGGACGCCGTGACCCGAATCGAGAACGTGCCGCGCATCCGCGCCCAGAAGTACGCGTTGTCCGCGATGATCTGCCGTGGAGCGACACCTACCCTGTGATGCACCAACCCAAGGGCCGCGGTCAACAGAACGGCTTGACCGTCCTCGTCGATCGCGAGCGCAAAGGGCTCGTTGAGCGTGGTTGAAATCGCCGCACCCGCTTGGCAGTAACGATAGACGTTACCGTCCGACGTGGCGATTTCCGTGTTGAGAGCAAATTCGGCGTTCTCTCCGTTGGTCGTGGTTCCATCGGAAACACGGTCGAAGTTGGCGCCAATAACCGGACTTGCACCTGCTGACATGTCTGTATCTCCTTGATTCTGCTATGCTTTTAGCACGCCCTGACGGGCGCGATTGCTGACCGTCAGATTGGCCTGAGTCAGAATCGGAATCACGATGGCGTCCTGATTCACCGACCGAAGCTCTGGCATGATCTCCATCCACGCGTCCTGGTGGCCTACCACCTCAAGGAAGTCCGTGTTGACGAAGTACATGTGCGACGTCGCGATGCCCGATGACGAGGAGTCGTGGAACACGTCCGCGCTCTTGTACTTCATCGAGATCATGCCGCCCTTACCGTTGTCCTCCGGCGCGTACCGCTTGAGGCTGGTCTGGCTCGTCTCGTAGAACGTGAAGTAGTTCTCCGAGGCGACGATCAGGTCCGTCTGATCCGAACCGCGAGTCGTTCGCAGGTACAGCGGCAGCATGAGGCTTTCGATTGTCGTGGCCGACGGCGTGATACCGCCACCACCTTGCAACGGAGCCGCAGCCGACTGAACCGTGTTCTGCCAGAACGAGAAGTTCGTCGAGTTGATGCCCCCGACCGTTCCCGTTCCCGCATCCGCAATGAGCGCTTGCAAGCCGTTCATCTGATTCGAGCTCGAACCGGCGGAGTAGAAGTCCGACGAAAGACCGTTCGCCAACGTCCGCTGGCCGTTTTTGATCTTGGCCTTCAGGAAATTGATGATGCGGTTCTCGCCCGAGTTGGAGCGAATCTCGAGACCGGAGGCCGCGATGTTGACCGCCACCTGCCGCCACGGGAATTCCGCAGCGCTGATGACGTCCGACGCGCCAATGTCGAGAGGGTCGTAACCAGAGTACCGGGTGTACGTCGAATTCTCGGCGTAATCGACC